ATGCTGTAGAGCGTCGTGCAGACCGGCGCACTGGTCAGCTCGAAGGTTAGCAAGTTCATGCAGTTGTAGAACATCGAATCCATGGAGGTACACAGCGGGGCAGACCACACAGGCATCGACGCCAAGGAGTAGCAGCCGTAGAACATGTTGTTCATCAGTGTAACTAGGTGTGTGTCCAGGGCCGGGATGGTGATCAGCCGCTCGCAGTTGTTGAACATGAAGTCCATGCGCGTGACCTTGGAGGTGTCATACGCAGGAATCCCCAGCAGGCTCATGCAAGTGTCGAACATGCTGATCATCTGGGTGCAGTTCGACGTGTTCAGGGTCGGGCCGAATGGCAGGGAGTAGCAACTGATGAAGGCGTAGTTCATGTTCGTCACGCCGGAGGTGGTCGTGATAGTCACGTCCGTCAGCGACCGGCAGGTGTCGAAGGTTCGGCTGATGGTCGTCAGTGCCGAGGTGGTGCCAAGCAACTCGGCCTTTTGCAGGGCGTAGCAGGCGTAGAACATCGACGTGGCGTCGATCAGCACCGTGCAGGGCGAAAGCGTTGCAGTGATCAGGCTAGAGCAAAGGTAGAACATGTAGCTCGCGTCCGTCACTTTGACCATGTTGAACGAGGGGATCGAGGTCAGTGACTTGCAGCTATCAAACATGTGCAGCATGTACTGGACGTTGGCTGTGTTGAACAACGGCACTGTTTGCAAGGCGTAGCAGTTGTAGAACATGTAACTCATGTTCGTAACTGCGCTGGTATCAAACAGGTCCACCGTGCGCAGCGCCTGACAGCCGTCAAACATGTTGGACGTGTTGGTGCAGGAGGCGTAAGTACCTGTGATGGTTGCACTGATCAGCGCGCTACAGGCGGCGAGCATGTTCGTCATGGTGGTCACGGCGGTGGATGCCGTGATGTCCGCCACCTTCAGCCCGTACATGGCGTAGCACAGATAGCTCAGGTTGGTCAGCGCCGTGCAGTTCACCTTCAGCTTGCGCAGCGCCCACATCCGGGTGTCGGAAGTCGAGCTACCTGGGTAGATACTGGAGCCCAGCTTGAGCGAGGTAATAGTGGTCGATGCGATGTGCAAGTCCACCCACTGCGACGTGTGCTGCGTCAGTCCGCCCTGCTCATTCGTCCGCACGTTGAGGGTGATGTCGGTCAGGGTCTGGCCGCTTTGTGGGTAGACCTGAATGATCGCCTGACGGAAGCCTTCACTGGTCAGCGTGCCGGAGCTGAGCGACGAGAAGGTGTACGTGTGCTGCGCGACCACGTTGGTAGCGAAGTCCTGAGTCGTGCCGTCGCCCCAATCAACCGTATATCCGCCCGTGCATTTGATTGCAACGGAGTTTGTGCCGTGATCGAACACTGCAAACAAACCCACCAAGCGGGTGGTTCCAGCCGTGATGCTGGGCAGGGTCAGCCAGTCGGCCGGACGTACCCATGCAGGTTCCGTGAAGTTGGCCGGTTGCGCAGGGCGAGACACCCCCTGGGAGATAGCGTCGATCTTGGCGGCATAGGTATTGAAGGCAGCCGAACCCACGGTCTGGCCTTTGCCCTCAATAGCCGCCTTGATCGCTAGCTTGATGCTGTTCACTGCTGTGAGTTGCGTTGCGATAGTCATGTCCGTTACCCCAGGATGGCTGCGAGTGCGGCGGCGATGTTGCCCATATCGGTATCATAGGTGGTCTGGAGAACGTACGGCGAGTTCGCCCAGGCCGGCAGACCGCCCACCATAAGGAGGAGCTGACCGTCGACGCCCTTGGCCCGGCGAGTAGGTACACCGCCCGTGCCCCCGTACACCATGTCCCCAGCGGTAGTCATAGGGTTGACCGCAGCCAGCGCCCGAGCATTGGAGAAGTAGAGGTTGACCACGCCCTCGGTCACTGCGTCCGTGGTGCCTGGCGATGCGACAATCGGGACGTAGGCAGACCCGCTCCAGCGGAACTGGGAGCTGGTGATACCACCCGAGGTGTAAGGTGTGGCGAGGACGTAGATCTTGCCTGTCTCGCCAGCACCCGGTAATGCAGCAAAGTTGGCGAAATCCAGCACGTCGTCGACGTACGACGGCAACTGGGATGAAGGGACCTTGCCAGCGACAAGGCCGGCTACCGATACCCCGATATCCGCAGGTAAGAGGTACGAGACCATCTCATCTGGATCGAGCACGATGGTCTCTTCGGTAATGGTCACGCCTCCGAACACGGAGGTGCGAGTGAACGTCAGCTCCAGGTTCATGGCGTGATCCTCTCATAGCAGGTGAGGTACAGAGTTGGGGAGTAGTGAACCTCCGCCGTATTCGTGATGTACTTCACGTCGAAGACCAGGGTGCCCAGGGGCCAGTCCGAGGTGTCCGCGACTGCCAGGTTGATCACACCCAGCGCCAGGTCAATGGGAGTAATGGTGAAGTTATCAATAACCTCGCCGTTCTGTTCAATTCGAGCCGAGAACGTCCACCCGGTCAGGTTAACTGCAACCCCGTCCAGCTTGACTTCGTGCCTGAGACTCAAAGAGCTGCCCAGCTTCACATCTATTGACGAGTTCGACATATCCAGACTCCCATTAAAAAGCCCTGGCAAATCGCCAAGGCTTGATTATTTGTCTCACCGATGATAGCCACTCTGGAGTGACCGGGCAACTACTGTTCCTTGCGGGCCTTTATCACTCCCAGGTTTGCCAAGGCATCCGCCCGCTCGTTCTCGGGGTGGCCCTTGTGCCCCTTGACCCACTGCCAGGTTACTTCCTCGTGGGCGTTGATCTCGTCCACTAGGTCGAGCCATAGGTCCTTGTTCTTCACGTCCTCCCCTTCGAGAGTCTTCCACTTCCGGCGAACCCACCCGTCCATCCATTCCGTGATGCCCTTGATGACGTACTGGCTGTCGGTGACGATGTGTACCCTCAGGCCGTCGCGTGTGAGGGTGCGCAGCCCCTCTATCACCCCCATCATCTCCATGCGGTTGTTGGTGGTGTCCAGCTCCCCACCGAAGATCTCCTTGGTGTGCCGGCCGTAGCGGATGAGGCAACCCCACCCGCCCACCTTGTCGCCCTTGCGGGCACCGTCTGTGAACAGTTCAACCGTGGCCATGGCTATAGCTCGTCGAGTGCTGCGGTCAGTGGGAACTTCATGAAGTAGGCCGGGTCGTCTTCGTAGTTCCGAGGGTCTTCGTGTACGTGGACGGGCCGGGTCTCGGTGTCCTCGTAGCCCACGCCTCGCAGTGTGTCGTCGCTATCAAAGAAGAAGGCCATGCGGCTGTAGGGGTAGTCGATTACCGGGGAGCTACGCTGGCCTGGGAAGTGTTCATCCACCTCCCGCTCAAAGGCCTCAGTCGCCCGGTGGGAGCCCCAGTACATGTAGCGAATGTCCAGGACTCTGACGGCCTTCTCTACCTCGCGTTGTGTGTACTTCATTAAAGGGTGCTCAAGTCGAAGGGGCTGTATCCGCCCCGGTGGGTGTACCCTGGCCATACCTCGTCCAGGAGTGCTTTGTCGATGGTGTTGAAGTTGCCATCGACGTCGATGAAGCCGTAGACGTTCAGCGTCTCCAGGTAGACGTACGGGCTGTTGGGGATGCCCAGGTTAAGAGAGCGCAGCTTCGCATCTACCTGTGTATCCACGGTGTAGAACGTGTCCGCATACGGGCACGCATGGAGTACTTCGTCGAGGCTGCACACTCTGAACATGGCCGTTCTCCTGCCTATTGACTAGAAGGTCTGCGTATCGCACACGCCCCCGGCGCATGCTTGAGCCCCCATGGTATTCACCTCAGTGTAGCTCTGCTTGGACAGCTCTTCGGTAAAGTTGATCGGCTGTACATGGCGCAGCTGCGACTCCCATTTATGGAAATTGTATACGTCCTTGAGGCAGTAGGTCGCCTGTTGCAAATCTCCACTGAAGAAGTTCTTCGCAAACTTCTCCGCCCGCCGTACCCAGTCCCGCTTCAGCAAGTCACCCCGGTGGGTGGGGTGCAGTGTGTCGCCTATGCCCAGGACTGTAGCGCAAGCCTTCCATAGGTCATCGTGGAAAGCGTACAGCCCATCTACGATCAGACCGCTGGCCAGGAGGCTGGCACTGCCATAGCGTTCGGTGATTTGCTCAAGGGTGGCCACTTCCGTGAATGGCGCCTGGGCGAAGTCCTTGTCCCCTTTGGAAGACAACAAGCTGACCCCTGCAAACCACTGACGGTTGTCGAACAGGTACTGCTCCAGCTCGTCCCAATCGTCTACCGATATGGTGTTGGAGATGTTGTGACGTAGCTGCGGGTCTACCGCCAGGGTTTCGTCAGTTCCGCTTTCAACCCAGTACTGCTGGGCCAGCTTGACGTACTCAAGTTGTTTTTTCCCCATCAGGTCAGCCTTGAAGATCGACTGCGGGTCGGAGGTGACAGGAAAGCTGACCACTTTGTCAGTGCCGTTCTGCGACCAGACTGAGGCTTCCACCATCTCCGGGTTGACCTTCTGGATCAGGTGCAGCACGCCGTCAGTGTCGCTCATCTGCACGTTACGGAAGTAGCGCAGCGAGTGTTCGCCGTGGATACCACTGGCGGTGCCCAGCTTGACGGAAGCGTTGCCAGACGGCTTGGCGCAAGTGGTACGGGGTGCCGGGTTGATGCCTATGATCGCGGCGATCTGGCGGTTGACCTGCTTTACCAGGGTTGCCCCTGCGACCATGTTGTCCTTGTCGAAGAGTACGTCCGGGTTGTTCATCCAACCTGTGATAGACACGCCCAGGAGAGCCTCACGATCTACGATCTCCTTGGTGGTCTGGGTAAGGTAGGTGAAGTTGGTGTAGCCGGCCTGGAGTGTGCCCAGGATAGCCGCCGCCCGGCATGCCTTGAACAGGTCAGCCGCAGTACGGCACATGCCACCGTTGATCTCGGACAGGTTGCACATCTGGAAGCCTGTCTTGCCAGTGATCCAGTGCTTAGGCTTCATGCCTATCTCTACGCACGGGTTGTACGCAGCGTCCAGGCTGTGGGTGAATACGAACCCTGGCTCACCAAAGGCTCTAACCGACTTCATAACGTCTGCCCACTCTTCGCGGGTCAGTTCATCGCGTAGCAGCATCGCAGAGTTGTTGCTCCGTCCGCGTTGTGGGTTGTCCACAAACCAATTGCCTGTCTTGGCGGTCAGCATGTCCTGGTCGTCTTTGCTGAACAGACAGATAGTTGCCGAACGACGTACCCCGCCCGACAGTACTGCGTCCGACATGTGCATTACGAAGTCGTAGACACCGATGGTTGTCATCCGCGAGCCTCTGCTCACCATGGCTTCCATCAGCTTCTCGCACTTCTGCAAGGCTACCTGGAGACTGTCCGGCCCAGGCGCCTTGAAACCGCCCGAGATGAATGCACCCTTGGGGCGTATCAGGCTGAAGTCAAAGGCTACGTGGTTGCCGTGGTACTCGGGGAAGGTTCCGCCACCGACGAAATACGAAGACAGGAGCACGCCGAAGGCGTCTGCCCATCCTTCGATGGAGTCAGGGATAACAAACAGTTTGGAGTCGCTGCTGCGCGGCGCGATAGCCGGCAATTCCGCGACGTGTTGTGTCTGTACGCTGAAGCCCACGCCGCACCCGCAGAGCAGTAGATACATGGCTTCCTGGAAGAACTCCGGGCGGTCGGCGTAAGAGCTGGAGCAGTTGTACAAGCGGGCTTCGTGTTTGAAGATCTGATCGCCGCCGAACTGCAACGCACGCTGCGCCCCGAGAACTCGCTTGGAGCGATACATCTCTTCAGCGAAGTCGATCTCCGCCGCCAGCTCTTCCGTCATGCAATGCGCGTACTTCTCACGGTGCATGTTCATCACACGGGCCACCGCCTCGTCCCACGACTCGTACCGCCCGCGTTCTTCGTCCCACCGGGAGTAGCCCATGTAGAACTTCGCCTGCGCCATCATTTGCTTGCCAAGCCCGGACTCAATAGTTTGGCCTTGTTTGAACATGATGCTTCTCCTACGTCAGTGATTCATGCAATCAATTGCATAAAAAGACCCGCGCTAGGCGGGTCCGTTTATTAAGCCTCGGTGATGTCGATGTAGTAGGTCTGTCCTACCACCAGCTTTTCTGCCACCTCAGTCACGATGCCTGCGCGGAAGTGGCCATAGGGCGTGTACTTGCCGTAGATCCAATCCTCGGTGCCCGGCTCGCTTGAGTACACCGCTCCGAAGCTGACAGTACAGAGCTGGCCCTGGCTGTGCTCGTTCGGGGCGACTTCGTGACAAACCATCTTGCAGCGGATCTTTTCATACTTAGTCATGTTGCACTCCTCAGGTTACGAGTGCAGGGGTTGTCTATCCGTCTAGCGCCTGCGGGTTGTGTTACTCGGGTATGTCGTCGAGGCCTTCACATTGGAAGGCTGCATCGTCCAGGCAAGTGAGCGATGCGTTCTGGAGCATGCCTGCAAGGAAGTAAGGGTGGCCATCTTTCGTACCGCCCGGCAGGCAAACCATGTGCTGTTGCGGATCATCGTAGCCAAGCACGACTACCAAGTGCTCAGGCTCTGGCCACTCCCCTGACTCCAGGCGGGCCGCCATGATGCGCAGTTGATCGGAGACCGATGGGCGACGGAAAGCTACGTCGTCAATCACTGTGCCTTTCGGCTTGTCACACGGGGGTACAAGTTGCATAGCCGTCTCCTTGTGAAATGGGGTACGCGGTCGGTCGCTACTCCGACTAGCTGCTGTGTACGGCTTAGGTAATCCAGGGCTGATCATTGGCATCACGCCTACGCACCCTGGGGCTTTGCCACCGTACCACCCGACTACTAACCTGCTCGCCGGGGATTGACGCAAACTGAGTTCGTAAAGGGAACCGGTGGGTCTGTAGCCCGGCTGGCGCATTGTACCTACGAAGGCGGTGGCCCATCTGGAGGGTGATTAAGTCTCCTGGCTCCGTTACTCCGTCCCTTGCCTCCTCATTGTACGATCCGGTCACCCGGAACGGGAGGCTATCAGTGTCGCAGCGTGTTGCGTTGTGTCACTCCTGGCGCTACCAGGACTCGCGTACTTTCGTGTGATTCCTGCTGGGCGTTCCACCCAGAGCCCCGGCCTCGGCGCGGTAAGCATCTCCCTATCAGGAGCCACACGAAAATACTCGAACTTGAGTAGATGGTAGCGGCTGCGGGACGTACCTGCAACCGCCACCAATTACACTTACCTGCGCTCGTTACGGGCCTGGGCACGGGCCTTAGTGAAGAAGCGTTCGGTGGCCAGGAGCCAGGACTTGGCGAAGCCAGAACGTACGCAGTCTTCCGGGGTGAACTGTACCAGCGTCATCCCTTCCAGCTCGTGCGCTACCTCCTCCAGGATCTGCACGCCCGAGGTCTCGAAGTGCTTGAGGTCGCACTGTCGCAGCGTGTCACCGGTAAGGATCACGCGGCTGTTCGTACCGGGCCGGGTCAGCACGCTGTCCAGCTCGTCGAAGTCCATGTTCTGGCACTCTTCCACGATGATGATCGAGTCGTCGAAGGTCATACCACGGATGAAGGAGGTGGTGTGGAACTCGATCACCCCTGCATCCTTCATGTTCTGGTAGGTCAGCGCCTTGCCGAACAGCTGATGGAAGCACGCGATGTACGGGGATTCGTACTTGGCCTGCTTCTGTTCCAGGGTGCCGGGCAGCGCCCCAGGGTCACGCTTCGGTACACCCGCCCGGATCACAACGATGCGGCGCTGCTCCCTGCGGGTGTAGGCCACGCTGGCGAAATAGGAGGCGAGGAGGGTCTTGCCGGAGCCTGCCGATCCGAGGAGGGCCAGGTGGCCTTCATCAGAGGCGAACCACGCCTGAAGGGCGACGTCCTGGTTCTCGGTCAGTGCTTGGATGTGTCGGAGGTCGTGCTCGTTCCAGGTCTTCTTGTCCGGCCCCTCGCGCCGGGCTGCTACGTCGTTCATCTGGATGACATTCTCAGGTTGCTCACGAGTGGTGCGGCGGTCATTCCGCCCCTCGCGTCTGCTGCGATTGCTGCGTCCAGTGCGGCGTTCCGATTGCTGACTACGCATGACGACACTCCTTGCGGTAATTACAGCTTGATGGCACTGACGGAAGCATCCCCGTTGTACCGCCCCCGAGCGCTGTAGCTAGCCTCTTCTGGCACCTCGGTGTGCCTGAAAAACTTGAGCTGCCCGATGAACATACCGGAGGTCAAGATAAGGTCATGGTGCCTCGTCATGTTCTTCAGTTCAAGGGTCAGGACAGATTTATTAAAGCCGGCATCAGCCCACCCCGCCTCCAGCTGTTCCAAGCCATTGCGGGCAAGGGAAGACTTGAGGCAGAACTGCACTGAGATATGGTTGGGTAGGTGAAACAGCTCGATGGTGTGAGCGAGTAGGAAGTCATGAGGAGGTACGACGATCCGCCCGGTCTCCTTGGTGAACCCGACTGACTCCCTAGCCATGAGGTCGACGGCGGGGCGCTTGAAGAACCAGCGGAACCAGCGCTTATACCACGGCTGCTTGGCCTCCAGGAGGAACACATCACCAAGTCGCACGTCGATGCTGGCGGCATTGATAGCGCCCGGCTGGACGCCCGTGATGACTCCCTGTTCTACCAACTCCACCAGCTCAACGTACGAAAGCAGCATGTGTCTCTCCTGTGCAATTGATTGCACGCCAAATTATTTGTCGTCCCGGATGAACCCAGGCTTGAACCGAGGGTGCCGCAGGCTGCCGTCCGGTGTCTTCTCGTGGTAGAGGAGTTCGGCAGTCTCACCTAGCAGCTCTTCACGGTGGGCATGGATGTAGGCTCGCACTGCATCTGTCATCCCGTCAACCGAGACGATAACCCCGTTGGGGATCTTGACCAGTACCGCCCCGAGGAAGCCTTCCCATTTGCTATGCTTGGCACCCTCCTTGTAGCCCACGATGTCGCCCTCGATCTCCTCCGCAGGCTTGAGCTTCAGCCAGCCATCGGTGCGCTTCGCCTCCCAGTAATCTTCCCAGTGCTTGTGCATGGTGCCTTCGCCACCGTTGAGCAGCACCTCCGCGTAGAACGCCAAGGCCTGGTCCGCGTCGTGGATCTCCCGACCCTCGGTCAGCTTGATGAAGTTGGCGTACTTCTTGAACCAAGGCTTCGTGATCATCAGCTCCAGGTCTTCACGCCGGCCCTTCTGGTTATCGTATGATTTACCCTCCAGGTACTCCTGCTTGGTGATGATGTCGATGATGCGAATACCGGTGGTTCCCTCCTCCGCCCCGCGCTTCGACGCCCGTACCTGGCTCATGACGTCTTTGAAGCCCCCGGACAGCGGCACGATCTCGCAATCCAGCAATAACTCCTCGCCCTCGACGCAGCCATAGAAGTCCTTGGCGTCCTCGAAGAACTCGCTGATCAATTCGTGCAGGCTTGGTGGTACTTCCAGGGGCAGGCCCGCCCGACTGAAGAACCCGAAGTCCTCGTCGCTGAGGCGGAAGCCGCGCACACCGTCGTACTTGATGTCGTGCCAGGCAGGGAACCGGGCCTTAGGGTTGATCTTACGAGGACCGGACTCGCCAGCCTTCAGCTTCAGGAAGAAGGTATTGGCCAGCTGGATCTTGACCACCCGGAGCACCGGTCCCCAGATAGCGTTCACTACGTCAGCGCTGAAGCCCGCCCGCAGATTCTGCTGGAGGATCGCGGTGAATAGGCCACGGGACTCCAGGGTTAGAAAGCCCAGCTCGACCGCGATCACATCTTGCGCCCGGTTGCCGGTCAGCGTGCGACTGGCCAGGTCATCCAGGATGCCCCAGGTGTTCGCATCGAACTCACGACTGCCAGCGTGCGGGTTGCCCTTCACCCTGGCAGCGGGCACCTTCTTGATGCCGTAGGTCACGTTGACGTCGAAGACAGCCAGCATGACCTTGAGGGCTGCGTCGGAGTTATCGCGTAGCGCCCGGAGGATAGCGTGCTTGGCGTTCCGCCCGGACTCGGCCTTGACCTCCTCCAGGACGTTGGCCACAAGGTCGGAGCTATTGCGGTCGCTGGCTATGATCTCCGCCACCCGAGGTAGCCCAGGGGCGGGGCGTGTGCGTCGGATTCTCATACGTTCATGCTCGCTTTTATGGCCGGGTGTGGCTCATACCCGATCAGCTTGAACTGGCTTGGCTCAATCCCTTCCAAGACATCACCTTCCTCTACGTCCACGATCAGCTCAGGCACCGAGTTAACGTACGGACGCTTCAGCATCTCCTCGGCCAGCATGAGGTGCTCGGTGTAAAGGTGAGCATCTCCGAAGTCCATGATCAGGCGTCGAGGGATCAGGCCGGTCACCGCCCCGAGGATATGCAGGAGGGTGGCGTAGCTGGCGATGTTGAACGGCACGCCCAGGAAGGTGTCAGCGCTGCGCTGGTACATCTTCAGGTCCAAGTGCCCTTGGTTGCTGACGTAGCACTGGAAGAACATATGGCAAGGAGGCAGCGCCATGAGGTGTAGCTCGCCGGGGTTCCAGGCGCTGACTACGTGTCGCCGCCCGTGCGGGTCGTTGCGCAGGCCGTTGACCAGATCCCACATCTGATCCTTCACCGCATACGAGCCGCTGTCCTCGACACGGATGTCCCGCCACTGCGCGCCATAGATGCGGCCCAGGTCGTCATGCCCACGCCGCGCCGGGTTGTTCAGCCAAGCTGGTTCGTTGTTGGCGTTCAGGTCCCAGATGGTGCAGCCCAGGGCGCGGAAGTCGGCCGCGCTGGTGTAGCCACGCAGGAAGCCGATCAGCTCCGTCAGGCACTGCTTCTCATACGGTACGGACTTCGCGGTGACCAGGGGGAACCCGTGGCGCATGTCGAACTCCATGCGGTAGTCGAAGATCCCTAGCCCCGTGTTGTTGTTGCGCCAATTGCGTGGCTCCCCGTCCAACAAAATCTTTGCAACCATATCCCGGTACTGTCTCATGCTCCTGTCTCCTCGTTGGCGGTAGGTTTGGCGCGTTCCTTCAGAACTCGGTCGATGTGCATTGCTACCTCATAGACCTGTTCTGCGGATGGTGCGTTGAAAAAGACTGTTCGATCAAGGAACACAAAGGCCGGCGCAGCAAGAAGGCTGGGCAAGAAGACCTTGGTGACCACCGTGTAAAGAGCCTGGCTCTTCGTGTACTTGTTGCGCAGGAAGATCCCGTAGAAGATCTTCGACTCCAGCCAAAGCGTGTACCCTCGCAGACCCATGAGCGCCGCCCACACCATGCCCATTACTGTGAAAATAAACATGTCAACCACCCCTCAGTTTGCGCGTTCGTCGTCGTCGTACCGACTCTCGCTGTGACGGCCATCGCTGGCCATGTCCTCTTCTACGTTCGCCCAGGTGCTGCGACGTTCCAGCATGTTGGTGTACGCCCCGCAGATAGCATCCGAGACGTCCTTCTTACCGATCATTGTGTGGTCGATCTTGTCCTTGGACTCGTCGTACTCCAGGTCAAGGATCTCGCCCAGCACGTCCTGGTCGTCGAGCAGCGCCAGGCGCCGGTCGTACATCGCATCGCGAAGCTGCTTGTATGGAGCGCTCGAACGGTCCATGGAAATCTGCTTGGACGGCATGCGGTCCTTGCGCCACTGCTGGATCGACTCGCGGCTATCGAAGCCGTCGTACGATACGCCCTTGATCGGGTAGCCATGCACCTTGATCAGGCTGCGGACCCAGGACCGGACCTGTGCGATGTCGATCTCGTTGTTCGCGTCAGGCTCAATGGAGCAGGCCATCTCTACCGCGCCCTGGGGCAGGATCTCGTTCATGTCCCCTGGTCGGCCTATTGAAATCATACCGTCGAATCGCACCATGGCAATGCCACACCGGTCCCCTGTGCGGGACAAGTCGATGTGGACGTAGCGAGGCCGGGTCGGGTTCATGCAGTAGTGACCAGCCTTGACGGTCGGCATGCCGTGCTCGCCCAGGATTACGTGATCGCGGATGAGGAACGACTCCAGCTGAAGTTCGTGCCCATACTCCACACACTCGTAGATGCGGTGACGGGTCTTGATGAACGGGCTGATGGCGTTCGAGGACAGGCCCAGCACGTCGCGCATGGCGTCGTACGGCTTACGCTGGAAGTCCTGGAGGTACTCGATAGGCACATCCTCCACCCAGGCTCCGTCGACCACCTCCTCATCATCCTTGAGCACCCGCGTGTCGTGCTGGATGTCGTTACCGATCAGCAGCCTGAAGGTCTCGCCGCAATAGTTCTCAGCGGGCTGCACATCGAACTGCCGCTTGTTGTACAGGTAGACGTTAGTGTGGCCGAACTTCTCAGTCTCAGCCTTCAGCTTGTCGGTGAAGTCGCCTTTATACCGGGTAGAGGAGCTGGCGTAGATCAGACCAATCTGTGGGAAGCGCCGGGCGAACGTACCGCGCCGACGACGAACGAACGTGTCGTACACCATGGCTGCCTGGTCGTAGGAGCCGGAGCGCCCGGTACTCACCTCGGCCTTCTTCGACTTCTGGATGACGTTCATGAAGTTGATCTCGTCGATCAGCCCACCGATGGTGGCTTCACCGAGGATCGCATCTTCGCTACCGGACACCGGCACGATGCGGATGTTCTTCTCTTTGAAGTACATCTCGCTGTCGATGTTTTTATCTGGCAGGCAGTGGGTCTGGAAGTACGGCATCCGTTCCACCCACTTCCGCATCGGCGCGTAGACCACCTTCTTGGTGACGTGTGGCTTGGCTCCC